ATGCGAGGATCAGTTCGGTCTTTTCGTACTCCTCCTTGGCCTTGGCGGCGGCGGCGAACGCGCGCTCGTGCTCCTTGTAAATCTTGGCGGCGAGCTCGATGCGGTCCGCTTCACTGCGCGGCACCGGATGGCCGGCGTCCTTCAGCGCGCCGACGAAGCGCTCCATCTGTTTCTCGTGGCCACCGCCGGCAACGCCCGTGTTGGTAATGCGTCCCCATGCGCGCATGAACCACAAATCCATCGTGATCGGCGTGAAGTTGCCGTTGAGGTTCTGATAGAAGCCCTGCCCGATCTTCGGCCCAAGCATTGCCGAGCCATACAGCAAGTCATCCTTCAGTGTAGCACCGGGCTCGACCCCGGTTGCCTTGCTTAGATCGCGCGCGGTCATCGGCTTGTCGAAGAATTCGCGGACCTTGTCGATAGAACCGGCCTCCTCGATCATCTCGTTCATCTTCTTGAGGTTGCCGGCAATACTTGCCTTCTTCGCCTTGATGTCGGTCGGATACCTGCCGTGCTCAAGGAAATACGTGTAGGCCTGATCTGCCAGCGCCACGTTGCGGTCGACGGTCTCGCCTTGGCTCGTGATCGCGAGCGCGGCGGTGTAGATGAATTTCTGGTTCTTGTCCTTGGCGATGCCCGGGTAGATTTCCTCGGCAATGCGCATCGCCTTCTTCATCGTCTCGTCGTACCAGTCCGCCCCCGACACGCCACCGATCAGGCCCTCGCGCAATTCCATCGCGATCACGCCGGCCAGATAGTCGTCGGTCTCCTCGGTGTGGTTGTCCTCGTCCACGTGGTCGAGCCCGAGATCGCGTTGCAGTATCTCGCCGGCCCGGTCGTTGATCATCTTCGCTGCGTCCGTCACCACCACCGAATTCGGTTTGATGTCGGGATGCTCGGCAACCAGCGCACTGGGTGTCAGTGCGTACCCTTTTTGGTCGGTGGGGGGCTGCCAATGATCGCGTATGTCTTGCCAGATGGCTTGAGCATTTTGAACCGGGGATTGGTCAATGACATCTTGGTATATTTCTCGCGCGCGGTCTCGTTGCTCGCGGTCCGATCCTTTGCCGTCGTAGCCGATGAACTCGGCTTTTCCGAACTGGTAGTAGACTGGGTTGTCTTTGCCATGACGCGCTGCCGCCTTGTCCAGTGCTTCGAGCGAATTGCCATCGGTGTCGACCACGAACACCGTCGCACCATCCTTGGTCGGCACGATGGTATGGTTCTCGATGCCGTCCTTCAACAGCCCTTTGTGAATTTTATCTAAGCTGCCCTTGGCCTCGAACTGCGCCAGCGTTGCCGGCCCGTCGCCCTGTTGAAACACCAACACCGCCTTCTGGTCGGCGAGGTGGCCCTTCATCACCGATGCAAGCTTGATGTGCTCCCAGTCGGCGTCACTGCGCGACATGATGGAATTCTCAGCGCCATCCGACCACGCGCCGATGATGTTGACCTCTTGCGCGCCTTGAATGCCGACCTTGCTGTTGATGTCGGCTGATGCTGCACGCAGTCGCGCTTGCTGGCGCGAATTCAATTCCTTCACCGCGCCCTTGAAGTCGAGACCCGACTTGACGCTCGGCGAGACAAACGCCGCCGTCTTGGTCATGCCCTTCGAGGTGAACTGTCCCGGGTTCTCTAGTCCGCCGCGCGGATGCTCCAGTTCATTCCACGGGATCAACAGATCATGCAACGTCCTCGCCAAACGGTCCAATGCCTCCTGACGCGCGAAAGGGACAGCGCTGTCTTTCGCTACCTCCTTGCCGGTCTGGCCTTCCATGCCGCGCTTCGACTCCGGCCCGGTCAGTTGCTTTGGTGCTTGGGCGGCGAGCTCACCTGCGAGCTCCTCCTCATCGAGCGACTCTTGGTTGGCAATCGCCTCCTCGATGCCGGCCTCCATGCCGGGATAGGTGCCGTCCTCGATCAACTGGTTGACGCGGCCCTTGACCAGCGCCTCGAACGGCACCAGCCCGCTAGTGACATCCACGGCGGCGGTGTCGGCCTTGGTCTTGGCAATGGTCGCCTTCTCGGTGTCGCTCATCTGCCAGAGCGGATTCCATTCGTAGAAAATATCCTTGTCGAACTTGCCGAGCGATGAGCGCTGGATCGCGATGTCCAGTTTCTCAAGTTGCGGCGTCATCCGTAACACCTGATCGCTGTGAATGCGGTCGTAGTAGTTGCGCATGTCGCTGTCGCCGGTCGCGTTCAACCCTGCCGGCGACTGGCCAACGAAGCGCGTCACCGGGATATCGCAGGCACCTGCGGCAACTTGCAGATACATCTGCATCACCTCGGGCATGCCGGAGAAGTCGATGCCGATGCGCTGCCACTCCTCCTCACCATCGAGCACCACCGCATTGATGATGCTCTTGGCGATGTTGGCCTCGGTGAAGCGCTTGACCAGTCGCGTGGTGCCCTCGCTGGTCGAGAAGATTTCGGTCAGCCCGGGTATCTTGACGACGTCGAACTTGGCTTCCTGAATCATCGCGGCGATGGATTGCAGCACGGTGCCGGTCGCACTCACGGCGTCGTTGATCATCATCAACAGCGGATCGCCCCAGCCATAGTTGACCATCGGGTCCGGGGTCTCCAGCCCACAGAACCGAATCATGCGCGACGGGTGGATGTCAACACTGCCAACCTTTCCGGTGTCATCGTGCAGCGTGTAGAATTCGGGCTGCCCGTAGTACGGCGACGAGATGTCCTTGATCAGGTCCTTGAGCACCAACTGATGCGGCGCGAACACGTGCAGGAATTTCAAACCGTCCTTGCCGATAGTCTCGGGATCGAGCTCGCTTGCCATGTTGCCTTCGACGCCGAGCAACAGGCACGAACCGCCATAGAGCCGCGACTTGATCAGCGCCTCCTGCAATTTCAATTGCACGCGTAAGCGGTCCTCGGTCTCCTCCAGTGACTCGATCTGGTCTTGCTCGGCCTGCCACGCGCGCCACTCGCGCACGCTGTCCTGCGCCGGGATCGTGATCGCCTTGCGCGTGATCCAGTCGGAGGTGAACGCGGCTTCAAGTTGCTCACGCGTCCACAGTTGCTTGGTGTACTGATGGCCGGTCGACTTGTCGCGCCCCATGACGCCAAGGCCCGACAGGAAATTGGTGAAGGTGTCGAACAGGTACATCACTTCACCTCTTGGCCGTGTATCGCCTCAAGCAACGCTTGCTCCGGCGTGAGACCGCGCACGTTCTCACAATCCTCATGCACCGCCGACATCTTCAGCCCGCGGATGCCGCACAGGCGACAGGTGCCGATGAAGTCTTGACCCTTTGGCGATGTCCGCTCGATGACGTGATGCGTCATGACAACCTCGTCAGCGCGTAGAACAGCGACGTCAGCACGAACATGGTCGCGAGATAGTACGAATGGTCGATCAGGGCAGCGACGGCGAACACCGCCAGCAACAGCCACATGCTAGCGCTTTTTCTTCGCGGCCTTCTTCTTGGCCGGCGGCTTCTTTGCACGCCGCTCCTCCATCATCGTTTCCATCTCGGATGGAAGCCGCTTCTTCGATGCCGAGCGCGCGGGTGCTGGTGCTGCGCCCTCGCTGTAGACCGCAACGGCGAAATTGCGATCCGCCTCCTGCGGCACCGGGTTGCCCTCGTGCCCCGACCTGAACTTGATGAACTTGATGGCGCGCCCGATCTCCTCGGGAATGATCACGCCACTTCCGGGCACCACGGTCTTGATGGTGACGGCGAAACCGTCGAGCCCGTACATCTCATTGAAGAACGTGCCATCGGTGGAGAATTGAAACGTCAGCGCAGCGAACGTCCAGTCCGCTGGCATGGTGATGCGCACCATCTGTCCGTCGCCGCAGTCGATGGGCTCTGACAGTGACTCACCTGCACGAATGATCGGTCCATTGACGACGGTCAGCATGGTGTCCCTCACTTGCTGGTTAGTGCGAAGCTGTCTTTCATATTTTCCCAGTGCGTCTTGCGCATGTAGCAACGCCGGCTGTCGTTGCTCATCAGCGTGGTGTTGGGTCCGAGCATCTTGAGGATGCCGGGCGGCACGTTGACCGCGTCAGCATCGTTGTCGGGCACCACGATCACCTGCATGCCATTGATCGGCGTCACGGTCGCAACCATCTCACACTCCGAAGAACCACGCGGTCCAATATCCCGCAGCGTAGGCGAGGAGCGCAATCAAATAGTGATACCAGCGAACCTTGGTGTACTTCCAATCCCCGAGCCGGTCGATCCAGTCCTCGGGCCGCTCGCGAAGTGGTGGTAAGGATTCCTGCTTGTCGCGAAGCATCTTCTCTAGGTCGGCCATCACTTCACCTGTAGCTCGCGCTCGATGTCGGCGACGATCTCTTTACGTGGCCTGCTGCCTCCCACCGTCAACATCATCTCGGCATCGATGATCAGGTTGAACATTCGTATGCTGCGGTCCTCACTCATCCGCAACAGGCCTTTGCCCATGACACGTTGCTTCATGATCTTGATCGCGTCACGGATTTCGTCGTTGGTCATCACCCCACCCACGAAAGCGTTCGATCATACGATCCGATGCTCTCGGCCAGCTTGTTGAACGCGCCGGCTGCACTGTCGACCTGATCGAGGTACTTGCCGTAAGGATACTCCTCGTGCTCTTGCAGGAAAGGCCTATTCCACTCTCCAGCCACCAGCGAGACGTTGCCGGCCTGCACCTGTGCGGCGTAGGGCTCGGCTCGAACCTCTTTCGCTCCAGTCACCTTGTCGGCGTGCGCATCGAAACCTTTGAGTCTGCGGATGGTGCCCTCGGCGGATTCCTTGCCACCTGATCCCGGCTCTTGCTCCACCCATACCGAGTAGCGCTTGCAGATCACCTTGTCGGTTTGCGCCGCTTGCAGGATGCGTTGCTCGCGCTCGATGGCCGACCACTGGCCACGGATCACGTCCTCGATCACGGTGGTGCCGTCGCGCATGTCGTGCACCAGCGTCGCTGCGGTGTACGCGCCGCCGTCCTTGGTGCCGGCCTTGTCGATGTAGCGAATGCTCTTCCTGATTTGCGAACGATCGACACCTGAGATGATGTTGAAGCGCTCGGTCGGAAACATATCGCCGCCGGCAGCGACGGGTGTTTGCTGATAGATCGATTGCCAGCCGGCGTTGGTCAGCACCTTGCGGCGCTGTTGCAGAAACTCCAGCGGCTTCATCTCGGGAAAGAGCGCCTCGCCCTTGTTGCGGAATTTCTCGTTGCGTTCGGCCACTGCGGTGTAGCGCAGCACGCGTGTCTGCGGGAAGTGCTCGATCCACCTGCCGAGCGGATCATCGAGGTGCCAGCGTGTCATGATCATCAACAGGCCGGCCTGATCACTGAAGCGCCCGAAGAAGTCGTCGGTCATCCAACTCCACGTCTTGTCGCGTATCGTCTTTGACTGCGCTTCGGCGCGGCCCTTCATCGGATCATCGATCACGCCGAGATCGAGACCCATGCCGTTGATCTGGCCCATCACGGTGGTGTTGCGGAACGATCCCTCATAGCCGACGTATTCGAGGATGGTTGAATTGCGCAGCCACCGTGCGGCGGTAGACGATGCGGCGGTGTCATTGATGCGGGTGAGATCGAACACCAACTTGTAGCGCTCGCTGTCGTAGATGCGTTGCAGCGCGAGGTTCACTTTCACCCCGAGCTCGTCGCTGTACGATCCGAAGATGGTGCGCAGGTTCGGGTCTCTGCCGGCCACCCACGAGATGAAGTCCGTCACCTGTTCGGTCTTGCCGTGCTGCGGTGGTGCCATGATCACCATCGCCGGGCGCTTGCCCTTGACCATCTGCCCGTAGAACCATTGCAGGTTCTCGGCGAGGTGCTTCTGCCACCACGTCTTGACCATGTTGGGCCGGATGATGTTGCGGAAGGCGTAGAAGTCATCGCGGGCCACCGCGTAGCCGAGCTCGTTCAGCTTAGCCTGATCAGCCTCGGTTAGCTCCTCTTTCTCCGGCGGGAATTGCACCATGTTGTTCGAGCACCTTCATCACCTCGTCGGCCATCGCGACCACAAGGTCAGCATCCATTTCCTTCTCGGCATTTCTATCATGGCAATAGCCGCGCGCCAGTGCCTGCATGATCTTGAACATCACCTCCATCGAGATGCCACGGGATGCCAGTTCGCGCTTCACCTCGTCCACTGATTTGTAGGTGGTGCGCTTTGGCGTGTCATCGATGGTCTTGCTCTCCACCTGCAACGGGATCACGCGTGCGAGCAACATGCAGAACGCGCGGAGGTCCTCTTGTGCCACCCTGCGGCAGAAGCCGACCAGCTTGCCCTTGCCCTGACCATCCTGTCCCTCGATCTCGGCAGCGAGCATGATCGCTTCCCTTAACAGGCGGGTGTTCTTGTTGACGGTGCCGCGCAGCCGGCCCGGGTTGGGCACACCCTCTTTGCCGAAGCGACCGCGTTTGTCCTTCTTCATCGGCACGACGTTGGAGCCCATGTCCGTTGTATCGGTCATGTGATGATGCCTGTTGTTTACAGATGAGGTTCAGTTGGTCACTACCGTCCGCGCCGAGAAATGATCTTTTTTCTCAGCATGGCCACGACCTGCACATCAGCACGTTCGTCCCGCTTGGCCGTAGCCTTTGGGCGCATGATGTCAGACGCTCACCGTGATAAGCCCCGGTGCAAGTTCAACTGTGCCCAGCGTTTCCAATAGAATGATCTCGCGCTGTCGAGATGTCTGGTGCTGGTAGATGCCGCGCTGACCGACGAACAATCCGCCGGTTACTTGTACCTGTTGTCCTTTGTTGAACCGAGAGCGCTTGAGCTCGATCAGTCCGTGGTGTTCGCGCGACTTCATGTCGGGAACGAATTCATCTGGCAGCTTGGCCGGCTTGTCGCCGTTCATGAGGACGGTGGTGACACCGATGGTCGAGAACAGGCGCTGCCATTGGTCCTCGATCCACACAAACAGGTATCGCGGGAATAACCAGCGCCATGTGTGCACCTTGCGCCCTCGGACGATGCGTATGATCTTCTCGCGTGGCGCGTACAACGTGAAGCCCTGCCGCTCGATGTGGGTGATGGCGCGGCGCTCGCATGCTGGCTGTGACTGAACGACGGACCAGAACACTTGCGCTTCCTTCCGTCTCGAATCGCTTTTGAGGGCTGCACCCTGCCGGCGGTGATCGGGCCCGTCAAGCTTGGCCCAAGGGACAATGGTCGCTCCCGGTGGCCGATCCAGCCCTCCCCGGGAGCGATAATTCACCACCT